TTGACAGCTATGACCGCTATCAACCAAAGCTAGCCACACGGTCAAGCGCACTAGTCCAAGAATGGGCAGATTGCGTACTTTTTGCCAACTATAAAACAGTGGTCAAAAAAGAGGATTTGGGTTTTAACAAAGAACGCGGACGGGCTATTTCAAATGGAGAACGCTTGATTTACACGCAAGAGAAACCAGCGTATCTGGCAAAAAACCGTTACAGCTTGCCTGATAGCTGCAAGCTCGAATGGTCAGCGTTTAGTGATGCAATGGCTAAGGCGGTGTCTGTATGAGTAGAATTAATTTAAAGTCACTTATTGCGTTAAGTTCTATGACTATCGCATTAAACTTCAATTCAACATCAAACACCGCTTATTCAGATCTAAAAGAAAAGCAGCGAGCCGAACACGTTAAGGCGCTATCAAAAAAACAGCGTGTACGTGAGCAGATTAGAGCTCGAAGAAAGGAATTAAGAAAATGACAAAACCACAACTAATCGAGCTAATCAAGCTACTAAGCGCACTTGAATCATGGAGCTTTGCAGATAAGCATCGTTTGCCTGATTACTTGCTTGAAAAGCTAGATTTGCAAATTGAAATTGTAACTAATGAGGTTTTGAAATGAGCAAGATTGAAACACATCAAATACGCGCTCACTTGATTACGCTTTCAGATAAAGAAGCTGAGTTTTTGCGAGATTACTTGCAAAACTGGCCTTACGTAACCGATGAGCCAAATGATCTTAAAGAAATTAGATTTGAACTTTTTGAAATTTTAAATAAGGCTACACGATGAGCAAGATAGAAACAGGCGGTCCAGCGTTTCCAGCGCAACATTTTGATATGGTGGATGGTGAACATGGTATTTCAATCCGTGATTACTTTGCAGCGAAGGCTCTTTCATCATCGTTGCTTCAAGATGACTACAACAAATACACTTGTGAAGAGCATGCTAAATATTGTTACAAAATTTCCGACGCCATGCTAGAGGCCCGAAAATGAAAACACTAGAACAACTTGCAGCCGATTGGCTAGCAGCCAAAGAGACTGAAAATGATGCTGTAGCTGACCGCCGCGCTATTGAAGATCAAATGGCTATCATGCTCAGAGTTGACCACACTAAAGACAGTTCAAAGGCTCACCACGTTGGTGACTTTGAGTGCAAAGTAACGACGCGGCTAACCCGTAAAATTGACTCTGAACTGGTGCAAGAGATTGCACAAGAGTACCAACTTCAAGATCAATTAGGAATTTTGTTTCGCTGGAAGCCTGACCTAAATCTAAACGCATGGAAGTCAGCGCCAGACGAATATAAAAACGTGCTTATCAAAGCAATTACCACCACGGCTTCACGGCCTTCATTCTCAATCTCGCTGAAAACTAAGGACTAACTATGGCACGCCTCGACGAAACATTTAACACAAACGACTTACCAGAAGATACCGGAGTAGGTGACTTCACGCCACTGCCTGCGGGTGACTACAACGTGACGATTCACGACGCTGAAATCAAGCAAACTAAGTCAGGAACCGGGCAATACATCAATTTGAAATTGCACGTTGACGGGCCAACACACACCGGGCGGTTTCTTTTTGGTGCTTTGAACATTAAAAATGACTCAGCCCAGGCAGAGCAGATCGGGCGGGGGCAGCTTGGGTCAATCCTGCGGGCTGTCGGCATTGAATCGCTGGAGGACACCGACCAGCTTTTAGGCGGAGCATTGTCCGCAAAGGTAGTTATCAAACCAGCGTCAGGCCAGTACAAAGAAGGCAACGAGATAAAAGGATACAAAACACTAGGTGATTCGCCGCAACCAGCACCAGCACCACGCGCAGCCGCACCAGCTAAATCAGCGCCAACGGCACCCGCAAAAGCTGCCCCGCCTTGGGCGAAGCGTTAACATTTGAGCTACAATTAAACCCCGGTAACACGGGGTTTTTAATCAACAATTTAGGGGTGAAAATGGAATACGATGACTTCGTAAAAGGAAAGCGACGCTCAGAAGTTGCAACAGGCCATGCGCCGGGCGACTTAAACGAGCATCTTTTCGACTTTCAACATGCCATAGTTTCATGGGCTGTGCGCCGTGGACGAGCTGCTATCTTTGCAGATACTGGACTTGGTAAAACATTGATGCAGCTTTCATGGGCTGATGAAGTATCACGGTTCACAAATGGCATCGTTGTAATTCTGGCGCCATTGGCAGTTTCTGAGCAGACTATTGAACAAGGTAAAACATTCGGCATTGAAGTTACGCGTATTCCGCATGGTGAGTCGCCTAATGCGCCCGGTATTTGGATTACAAATTATGAGCGAATCGGCGCTTTGAACTTTGCAGAATTGCATGGCATTGTGCTAGACGAATCAAGCATTTTGAAAAGCCACAACGGAAAGACTAGGACGGCCATTATTGAATCGTGCCAGTCAATCCCATATCGACTTAGCTGCACAGCAACACCAAGCCCAAATGACTTTGATGAACTTGGAAACCAGTGCGAGTTTTTAGGCGTTATGACACGCACTGAAATGCTGGCCACGTACTTCATTAATGACGCTGGCGACACTGGAACATGGATTCTCAAAGGATGGGGCCAGTCTCGATTCTGGGAGTGGATGGGGTCATGGGCTGTAGTGCTTCGCAGCCCTGCCGACATTGGATTTGATGGCTCACGATACGACTTGCCAAAACTGCAATATCACGAACACGTAGTAGAAACTGATGTAGTAGGTGATGAACTGTTTTCACGTCCCGCTATGGGCCTTGCAGAGCGCCGAAAAGCACAGCGAGACAGCATCGAAGCACGATGTAAAGCATTGGCTGAAATTGTAAATGCAGAGCCTGACGAACCTTGGCTTATCTGGTGCCATTTAAATGATGAAGCTGATTTGATTGAATCACTGCTATCAGACTGCATCAATGTGCAAGGATCAGACTCGCCAGAAGTAAAGACTAAAAACATGATGGCGTTTACTCATGGTGATCTGCGAGTCCTATGTTCGAAACCAAAAATATGTGGGTATGGGATGAATTGGCAACACTGCGCCCGCATGGCATTTGTTGGTCTTGATGACTCATTTGAGAAGTTTTATCAGGCCGTCCGACGATGCTACCGTTTTGGACAAAAACGAGAAGTTCAAGTCCACATTTTCACTGCTGAAAATGAAGGCCAGATTTTGCAGAACATCAAACGCAAAGAACTGCAACACCATGAAATGAGCGCCAATATGATTGAGCACATGAAAGACATTATGAATAAAGAACTGGCCGGAACGTCTAACATCGTTGACGAATACAAAGAAGACACATTCAAGCGCGAGAACTTCACCGTTCACATGGGTGACTGCGTGAAATGGACTCGACGAATGGAAGATAACAGTATCGACTATTCCGTGTTTTCTCCACCATTTGCCGACCTTTTCACATATTCAAACAGCGATCACGACATGGGGAACTGCAAAAACGATGCTGAATTTGTAGACCAGTTGAAATTTTTAATTTCAGAATTATTCCGAGTTATTAAGCCGGGCCGGAATGTTTCATTCCACTGCATGAACTTGCCGACAACAAAGATGCGCCAAGGATTCATTGGTCTACGTGACTTTCGAGGCGATTTGATTCGAGTGTTTCAAGAATCTGGGTTTATTTACCATTCTGAGGTTTGCATTTGGAAAGATCCAGTAGTTGCTATGCAACGCACAAAAGCACTTGGTCTACTGCATAAGACAATCAGAGAAAACAGCACAATGAGCCGAATGGGTTTGCCTGATTACGTTGTGACTATGCGTAAGCCAGGAGAAATTGAAGAACGTGTAACGCATGGCGATGATTTGCCAGTTGCTATGTGGCAAAAGTACGCTAGCCCGATTTGGAGTGACATCAATCAAAGCCGAACATTGAACAAAATGCCAGCGCGTGATGAAAATGATCTCAAACATATGTGTCCTTTGCAACTTGATGTAATTGAAAGGTGCATCCATTTGTGGACTAATCCGGGTGACTTAATTTTTAGCCCATTTACAGGAATTGGCAGTGAAGGCTATTGCGCCGTAAAGATGGGCCGCAAGTTTGTAGGAACAGAACTAAAGCCATCTTATTTTGAACTTGCTTGCCAGAACATTGAAGACGCTGAAAAAGAACAAGTAGGATTGTTTTCAGAGTAAACTAAACGCCCGCCTAACCAGCGGGTTTCAAACTCAACAAAAAAGGAAACCAATGTCAACCGACATTCAAAACCTGATAGATCTACACCATGAATCAGTCAGAGAAGGCCCACGCGGTCACATGGGATGCTCCCAGCTAGGCCACGCGTGTGACAGGTTTTTATGGCTCTCGTTTCGCTTTGCAGTGATTGAAAAATTCCCAGGTCGAATCCTTCGCCTGTTTCGTCGTGGCCAGCTTGAAGAACGCACCGTGGTTTCAGACTTACAAGCCATTGGAATGAAAATCACCAACACTGGAGCGAATCAGAGCCGTGTTGACTTTGGATGTCACATTGGCGGGTCAGTGGATGGAATCATCGAATCAGGCGTGCCGGGTAACACCAAGGCGCGACACATCCTAGAGATCAAAACCGCGTCGGCTAAGTCATTTAAAGACATGACATCTAAAGGACTTGAGAAGTCAAAGCCGGTGTACTGGGTGCAAGTCCATTTATACATGATGGGCAAAGACGTAGATAACGCATTATTTGTCATGGTGAATAAAGACAATGACGATGTGTATTCTGAAGTTGTAAAGCGTGACGATACAGTAGCTATGAAGTTTTTAGAGCGCGGGAAACGCATCGTAAAGTCTGACTGTGCCACGGCGGGTATTAGCGTTGACCCGTCATGGTACGAATGCAAGTTTTGCGCCGCTCACGACCTATGCCACGGATCCAAGCTAACAAAAGAGGTGAACTGTAGAACTTGCGCGCATAGCACAGCAATGGATGACGGAACATGGCACTGCGCTCATTGGGATATGACAATCCCTGATATACACGCCCAGCTAGCGGGATGTGACAATCACATTTTGCATCCCGATCTCACACCAGGATGGCAGTTTGAAGCCGCTGAAACCGGCGTAATTTGGATGACAAAAGCAGGCCCGATACATAACGCGCCAGAAGGTTATTTGAGCCGCGAGATTGTGGCTAACTGGCAGGCTTGCGCGTCCGGCGTGCGGGATGAATATTCTGAGTTTGATGCGCGGGTGGTGGGATGAAATTAAGAGATTACCAACTTAACAGCGTTACCGCGCTTTACGACTGGTTCGGAGAAAATGAAACTGGAAACCCTTGTTTATGCCTTCCAGGCGGTAGCGGTAAAAGTGTGATTATTGCCGCCATTGTAAAAGATGCTTTGCAAAATTGGCCGGGTACTCGGATTTTGATGCTTGTCCACGTCAAGGAGTTACTGGTTCAAAACTCTGAAAAAATGCGCGCTATTTGGAGCAATTGTCCGATGGGGATTTATAGCGCGTCCTTGAATAGACGATGCGCAACCGAGCCAATAACCTATGCTGGAATTGGAACGGTTGCAAAGCGTGCAAACGAATTAGGCCACATAGATATTTGCATCATTGACGAAGCGCACTCAATATCTAATGAGGAATCAGGCAGCTATAGAAGCCTTATAAGCGACCTTTTAGAGATAAATCCGCACATGCGGTGCGTTGGCCTTACCGCGTCCCCTTATCGCATTGGGCAGGGTATGTTGACCGATGGCGAGAATGCGCTATTCACCGACATCATCGAACCAGTCACAATTATTGACCTGCTAAACGATGGATATTTATCGCCATTGCGTAGCAAGCACACCGCCATGATGATATCGACTGACGGCGTGAAAAAGTCAGGTGGCGACTTTATCGCGTCACAACTTGAAAAGGTTGTTGATACTTATGACAACAACGTCAGGGCCGTTAACGAAACCATCGAAAGAAGCGAAGGCTGTAAAAGTTGGCTAGTGTTTTGCACTGGAATTTCACACGCTGACCACATCACTGACTTGCTAAAAGAGCGCGGCGTATTGGCTGAAGTAGTGCATGGAAAGTTGACTAGATTGGAGCGTGACGAACGCATTAAAGCATTCAAAGAAGGCCGTGTAACCGCACTGGTTAGCGTTGGAATCCTGACAACAGGGTTTGACCATCCCGGCGTTGATCTAATCGTTTTCCTACGACCGACAATGAGCCCCGGCCTTTATCTGCAATCTGCTGTTCGAGGAAGCCGCCCAGTGTATGCTGAAGGGTTTGACCTATCAACCAAAGAAGGGCGCTTTGAAGCCATTGCAGCAGGCCCAAAGCCAGACGGTTGCCGCGTCCTAGACTTCGCCGGAAACGTAGCCACCCACGGCCCAATCACCCAGATAACGCCACCAAAAAGAGGCGGTAAAGGCTCAGGAATAGCACCGACAAAGACCTGCCCCAACTGTGACGAACTATGCCATGCAAGCGTAAGGCAATGTGACGCGTGCGGCCACCAGTTCCCACCACCAGAGGAAAAGCCAAAAGAGGTTTACTTGCGCGGTGAAGACATCATGGGCATCGAACCCACTGAAATGCAGGTGACTAGCTGGGCGTGGAAAAAGCACACAAGCCGAACCAGTGGCCTAGATATGCTTCAAGTGCGCTACTATGGTGGACTGTCAAACCCGGCGATTGTGGAATATCACGCAGTCAACCATACCAACTATGCCGGGATTAAAGCCCGTCAAACGGTTGCAGATATGGCAAATCGGGCGGGCGTAACGGTCAGCGAAGACCTAGATCAATGCGCCTTTGACCTTACCAACGGGAAACCACCGACCATGATAAGCCACAAAAAGAACGGTAAATTTTTTAACGTGATTGATAGAGTTTGGTCTAACTGTGCTACATTAGACAATCAACTTAAAGGGTGAAAATGAATGAAACAAGAACCATGCACCTATTTGCCGGAATCGGCGGCGGATTGCTTGCCGATCTTATCCTCGGACACACGCCAGTCATCGCTGTGGAGTGGGAGTCATACGCATGTAAAGTCTTACGAGAGCGAGCCAAAGAAGGATGGTTCCCCGACTTGTCAGTGTGGGAAGGGGACGTTAGATTGTTCGATCCATCCGAGTACGCCGGAAAAGTGGACGTTATCCATGCGGGATTCCCTTGCCAAGACATTAGCATTGCTGGAAAGCAGGCAGGTGTATCTGAGGGAACCAGAAGTGGGCTTTACCGCGAAGTCTTGCGTATCGCTGGCATCGTTAAGCCACGACAAATCTTTCTGGAAAACGTCTCAGCAATCCTTTCTAACGGACTCGGAACCGTACTCGCAGACTTGGCCGCGATGGGGTATGACACAAGGTGGCTTTGCATACGCGCATCCGATGTCGGAGCGCCGCATCACAGAGACAGGTGGTTCTTACTTGCCAACCCCTCTTGCGATAGATGGAACAGCGTCAGGAGCAATGGAAAGAACTCACAAATCAGGGGCGTTCTGGAATCTAAAAGACTGGTATCACCAGAAAATGAAGGATTTATACATCAATGGCAGGGTTCGGAGCCGACAGAGAAATGCAGAGTTCTGGGGGTGGCTAATGGGGATGCCTGCGAACATGGCGCGATTAAAGGCTACGGAAACGCTCAAGTCCCGTTGCAAGCCGCAACCGCTTACAGACTTCTCGGAGGACAATAAAAAATGATGACAAAAAAAGAACTGCTACAGATGGACAAACTTAGAGCGCTATTAGCTGCTGAGCGTGAAAAATCAGCAAAAGCGTTTGACGCCTATGGCCATGCACTTTACGAGCTAGTAGATTGCAAGATCAAGCTATCCCGCATTGAAGCCGTTATGCGAGGTGAAGAGTGACTATTTATATCGGGGCAGATCCCGGACTTAATACCGGAGCCATCGGAGCTATCGACCACAATGGCGAATACATCCACTGTTTTGACATTGAAAGCAATGGCGAGCGCGTATTGTCACGGGTGTTAAAAATAGCCCTGCAAGAGATTATCCGCAACCACGGCAACGATGCTGAATTCGTGATTGAAAGCGTTTTTGTCAGGCCGGGACAGGGAATGTCAAGCACTGGCAAGTTCATGAGGGCGACAGGCTGCATTGAAACCGTGGTCGATCTATTGCTTTACCCGTATGAATGGGTTACACCTCAAAAGTGGAAAAAGCACCACGGCCTAATCGGTACTGACAAGAAAGCAAGCCTAGAACTAGCCCGCTCCAAGTGGCCTACAGCCCCGTTAAAGCTGGTTAAGCACCACGGGCGGGCGGAGGCTTTGCTTATGGCTGACTGGTTACGTCACGAAAATAATTAAACAAATGTAGCGCAAAGCGTTAAAAGTGCGCTACAATAAACTATCAACAACAAAAGGCCACCATGCAAAAATTCACTACTTCTCAACTTCAAGCCGCATTGATCGCTTTGCGTAACACATCAAACCAAGATGCATTCAGCATGACTTTTGATGAAGTTTGCAAGCGAATGGGTGATGATAAATTTGACGCATGGTGCGAGTCTTTAGGATGGTAAGTAACCAACAGGCCGCAGACAAAGCGGCCCGTAAAATGATACGGTTAGCTTACAAAACAGGCGGAACCGTATCATTTAGCTTAAGTAGACTCTTATCATTAGAAGTCAGTTTAAAAGTAGCAATGGCAGTTTATAAAGGATAGAAAATGACACTAATCAACAATTTTTGTGACCATAGACCAGTTAAAGTTTATGGAACAGTTCACCCAACATGCGGGAAACTTGTCTTAATTACTCAAGATGGTGGATCAATGAGTTTTCAGCACGACATGACACCAGCACAAGCCCGAGAAATGGCCGCTGCTTTGATCGCTGAAGCTAACCAATTGGAAATGGAACTGTGAAGTACACATACAAATTTCATGGCGGTGAACTTGATTGTGAACTCGACTACGAACCATCAGAGCGTGGAAGCCGCGAGCGTGGAACTGGGTTACAGCTTGAGCCTGATTACCCTGAGCGAACCAATCTTGAAATTGCAAAACTCAACGGCGTTGAAATCACAGAGTTGTTAAGCCAACGAATTATTGAACTGATTGAAGAACAATCACTAAAGGAAATGAAAGAATGACAGACAAAGAAATCTACGAATCAGCACTGAGAAACAAGGTTCAGATTGAGGATTACTTGAATCAAAAACGCTGCTTCGATTGTGACAATTTGGACAAGCTAGCCGGTAACGTCTGCAAGTTCAACGGCGGAGTGCCTGACGATTATTTGTACTCCACAAATGAATGCGGCGACTTTCACTACTTGATTCCGTTTTAACTGTGCTACAATAAAGACTCAACAAAGGAACAAAATGCAAACACGTAAATACTCACGCACAATGGACGAAGCATTCCCATTCGGCCCGTCATACGGTAGCGCCATTGAGAAGCCACGTAAGACTGAGCAATGGCTAGACTATGCCGCTGTACTGGTCATTGGCGTATTGCTGGCATATGGCCTTATGGCGTATCTCGTATGACCAAAAAAGCTACTACAAAATACCCGACGCTTAGGGTTCGCGTTAGTCAGGAAATGTACGACAAAGCCTACCGAACCGGATGGCCTGAGTCAGTTAAAGAATTTATCAACAACACCAAGGAAAAACAAAATGAGCAAGAAACAACAAAAAGCGACAGCGCCACAAATTAACAAGATGGCCGGTAGTTACGACGGCGCAGAGTTGCGCCCGTACGATGGACGACCTGGCGCGATGAATGCATTTGATAAGCCTAGCTTGGTTGGTAATACGCGCATGAAACACAAGCCAATGATCGGCATGACGAGCCAAGCAAAAACGCCTTTTTACACCAATTGATATGAGCCGCAAGAAGTGTAAACGTAAGCATTACGACTACTTTAACCCAATTCAGCACGCTATTGAAGGCGCTTGTATTGCCAGTGATGAATTGTTAAATCTGCTACGCCAACGAGAAAAAAGCATGATTCAATCCATCGTCAACGGCACAAGCGAAGGCCTTAGCGGGTACCGTGGATTGTGTGAAATGCTCGGAGTGGCTGAGACAATGGGACGCAATGGCATAGGCCATGAAGTATTGCCATCGTGCGAAGCTGCTCAAAATGCGCTTATCAGCTTAAAAAATAGGTTTGATAAGTGGAGCAAGTGGGACATTTTGCCGGCTGAATTGCACGCATTGAATGAGCTTTATGAATGGCATGACCTTCAGCGGTCAAGCATTTCACGCGGTGAATATGAGAAATTTTTGAAGAATGCCACTAACAGGATGCGAAGCCGTGCGCCTGAAGTTGTGGAAATATGAAATGCTTTAAATGTGGCAGATCATTACAGTCTGGCACAAAGCACCATTATTTGAATGGTAAGCCGATAGGCCCGACATGCTATGAAGCACTAGGACAAAAGCCACTAAGCAAAATCACTAACAAAGTGGTTATTAACGATCAACCTGATTTATTTGGAAATACAAAATGAACGTCACATTACAGTGGGCCACGCCTGAAATAGATAAGCAACTGGCATATATTGCCCGCGTTAGCGCACCAGCTAATCAAGCCAATGAGTCAATCGAAGGGCTGCTACGCTACATGATGCGAGAAGGCCATGTAAGCCCGTTTGATATGGCTAACGTATGCCTAGAAGTAAATACACCGCGTGACATTGGACGTCAGGCTTTGCGACATTCAAGCATCAAACCGCAAGAATTTAGCCAACGATATGCGGACGTTTCAGAGCTTGGTGATTTTATTACCCGTGAATTCAGGCTTCAGGACAAAAACAACCGTCAGGCAAGTATTGAAGTACCCGCAGACGATCCGCGTGCTATTGAATGGGTGCAGCGTCAAAACCAATTACTTGATGAAGTGCGAGACCATTACCAATGGTGTATTGATAATGGTGGAGCCAAAGAATGCGCCCGCGTTGTTTTGCCAGAGGGGTTGACTCCAAGCCGATTGTATTTCAATGGTACGCTTAGAAGCTGGATTCATTACTTGCAATCACGATTGCACCCGTCAACCCAAAAAGAACATCGCCTAATCGCTCAAGAAGTCTTAGCTATTTTGCGAACAGTGGCACCCGTCACAATGTCGGCGTTTTTCCCGGAGTCACCATGACCTGCGACCATAGCGGTAAATCTGAAGTGATTGAAGTCAGAAAAACAAAAGAAGGAACGCGCCGCCGTAAGGTTTGTATTGATTGTGGAAAGCGCTTTACAACGTTAGAAACTATTGTTTCAAGAAAGAAGCCAATTAAAACAAATTTTGCGCTCGATGGATGGTTACGATGACTCACAAGCTAAGTAGTGATGGTGCTGCTGTAGTTGCGCATGAGTTTCATTGGTTGCCGATTGATAGCAATACTCCACGCGGTGTATCAATGTTACTGATTAACCGTAACTCAGGCGTACTACAAAAAGGCCAGTACACCGCAGACGATGCATTTTTTACACACTGGGCACCAAACCCAACTTTCAAAAAGGAAAACAAATGAGCTACGCACAAGTCGAGATTGATATTATTAGATGGGCTGAAGCCCGTAAGATTCTTCCAAATGCAACAAGTCAAACACAGTTACTGAAAACAGTTTCAGAGCTTGGTGAGCTAGCTGACGCACTTATCAAAGGCGACAAGGAGGGCATTATTGACGGCCTAGGAGATGTACTGGTGACGCTGATTATCGTGGCAGCTAAGGAAAATCTAGACCTTACCACGTGCCTTAAATCATCTTACAACGAAATCAAAGACCGCACCGGGACAATGATGCCGAATGGTGTATTTGTTAAGGATTGATATGCGTCACTTTACCGTTGCATACAATTCCTTTGGTAATTTGTTTGAAGGAAGTATGATTGTTTCAGCCAATACATTAGCTGATGCGCAGACATTGTTTTTTGAATGGTTAAAAAAACAATCAACATACAATCACTTATGGCGTCTTGAATTTGAGTTCAAAGAATACAAAATTTTGTATATTGATGCTAACTTAGTATAAAGAAAAGCCCGCATAACGCGGGCATTTTTATTTAGCTGCTAGTAAATCTGACTTCATGGCGCTACCGTTTGAGCTACCCAACCAGAAATTAACGACGGCCCCAAATGCCGCACCAAGCGCACCAAGCATGATTAGGAGTGAGTCAGTAGGACGGTATTCCATTACCAGCATTGATGCCAAGATACCAAAGAATCCAATGGTGACAAACGTAGACAGAATAGCTGGGTACGGACTGCGCGTAACGCGCTGCATGTCCCTGGCGTCTTTAGTATTGTCTAGATTGATCTTAGCTAAGTCGATTTTGTTTTGTTCTAAGAACTTCTGAAAATCAATCTCTGCCGTTTTGATGCTTGTGATCTGTTCAGGCGACAGCTTGCCACTGTTCAAAACCTCTGTAACTGCCTCGATTGTTTTTGACTCAATACCTAGCCTGTCAGCCACAAAAGACGCCGCAGCACCACCCAAAGGCCCCGCAAGCGCAGTTCCTAGCAATGGTGCCAACGATTTAAGCCAAGTCATATCCATTTCAAGCCTCTTTAAGTAGTGAAGCAATACGACGCGCCCAGCCACGCCCGAACGCTGGCCAGTTGCTCAGATTAGCCATGAATTCAAGCCTTTGCCCATTCATCCGTGCTAGTGTCTTTTGCGGATCATTAAAGTTAGCCGTACCCAATGTAACCGGACCAATCTTGCCATCATCAACCACGCCTAACGCACGCTGTAGCCATTTAATTGCCTGACTAGTCCCAGAGTTAACCGCGGCGTCAAAAACGCTGTAACGCAGTGATTCTGGCAGTTGATCCGCGCGAACTGGTGTCCAGTATGCCGATCTGTAAATGGCTTTTGCCTTATCAACTGGCAAGTCACGCATATCGGCGGTATAACCAGCTTCACGCGCCACGGACTCAGTCACACCCCAATTGGTAGCGCCGCCCTTATCATCTTTATGATTGACGTATCCGCCTTCATGCCCGAGTAGCTTGGTAAATGCATCATCAAATGTCATGGACTTTTACTCCAGTTTTGAATCCAGTACCACATTACTACATAAGCCATCATGGTTTGTACCCCGTTATCCAAAAAACAAACTGCCAGAAAATCCACGGCGTCATAGTCCAGAATAACCAAATAAAAGACACGGCGTAAGTTACGATAAACAACAGCGCAACAATTAAGCTACACCAAACACAATCGTTACTTGAAATCATCTTGATAACCAGCGCAGCTACGGCAAATGTCTTTAATTGTCAGAACCTCTTTGCGAAGCAGTGCCATTTCATCTTTATGGTGCCGTAGTTCATTCATCAATTCAGCGACCATAAGCGCCAACTTTTCTACATTGTCTTGATTCATTTTTGCTCCAATAAAACCGTAGTGCTATCCCAAAGAATGTGGCACTGGTGACGGGCCACCAATCGCAATGGTGTAGCGTCTGGTGTAATAGCCCACGGACCCCAAGTCTGCAAACCTTCTGCGCGACTTTTACCGTGGTCACGTAAATGACGATCTGAGAACTCAAGGCTCAAATAAGACTCACCAGAATACGCCGCCACTTCAATAAATCGGCAGTCTCTTACTTTTTGCATGTTCCCAGCAATGACAAGCGAACCATGGTCACGATCTGAGTAAGTCACGGTAAAGCCAGTCACAACAGGCATATAACGATGCTCAATCCATTGAAAAACAATGATGGATGACACCACAACGGACATAAAAACAAGCCCGAAAAGTGCCACCCATTTTGCGTGCTTAAGCACTCAGCCCGCCACGAAGGATGAATTGCATCCCAGCCATGACAATCGCAGCAATGACGGCCCAAACTAAGCGCGATATATTGCCATTAATCTGGTGCAACTCTGCTTTAATGCCACTCATAGACTGCTCCAACAAAGCAATGCGAATCGCGTGGTCCTGCTCCCGTCGCCCGTCTTTTGTCATGTGTGGTTGTGAGTCTTCAAAGTTCACGAGCAATGCCCTTCAGGATTAGGATCAAATGGGTCAAGTAAATGGCTGCAAATACTTCGTGCATGTTTCTGACGCCGCCCAGGAGGTCCAGCCATGTAACGCTGTAAACGGTCTGTAACCAGCTCACCAAATGAGCGAGGCCACTCACCGAACCACAACGCCGCGATGGTGAAGTTTATAAACCAGTCAAGCAAGTATCCAACCAAAAGCGCAGGAGCCCCAAGCACCTTAGCCGGTGTACTCAGACGCCCTAGCAAGTGCGCCCGGTACAGCCCCATCACAATCAAATACAAGTACCACAGCGCCCACAGCGCAAGCGCAGAGCCACCGACTAAGTGCCACGCATTCACAGTGATGCAG